ATAACAATAGACGGGCTAGTTCCTGAAACAATTAGCCTTTTTTAAGAGCGGCCTCTGTGCCGTCCCCTGATCATCAAGATCGACCCGTCCGGCAACATTCAACGGGGGTCGCTCTTAAAGGAGGTTAAGCAAAATGAGCGATAAGAATGGCTGGATATGCCTACACCGCTCTTTAATAAAGCATTGGATTTATCAAGAGCCAGAAGCACTCAAGTTTTGGGTTACTCTCTTGATGGAAGCTAATTGGGAAACCAAGACCACTCTATTCAACAAAAAGCTAATCACTGTAGAACGTGGTCAGATTGTGTTTGGCAGGAAGGTTTATTCTAAGCGTCTTGGCATCTCGGAGATGAAACTCAGACGATATTTAGAAATGCTCACGGAAGAGGGCATGATTAACCAGCAAACAACCAGCCGATACACAGTAATCACGGTGCTTAACTACGATCAGTATCAAGATAAGAACCAGCAAACAACCAGCAAACAACCAGCATATAACCAGCATATAACCACATCTAAACAAGTAAACAATAAAACAATAAAACAAAAAGACTCTACCTCGATGAATAAATTCACCGAGCGTGATGTGGCGGGTGCTAAATCTATGTATGAAAAGATTCTTCTGGTCGCACCAAAGATTAAAGAGCCTGATTTTGATAATTGGGCAGATCAATTGAGATTGATGAGAGAGCAGGACAATTTAAGCCATAAGGAAATATGGGCTGTGTTCATATTCGCTAACAATGACCAATTCTGGTCTAGCAATATCCTAAGCCCCAAAACATTACGAACTAAGTTTTCATCCTTACACGCAAAAATGAACGGAGCCACCAATGCAAAACAAAACGGGTATAAATCCACAACCGATAAACTTAGAGAATCGGCCAAGAACGCAGGAATCGAAATCGACTCTGCCGGAGAAGTTATTGATGGACGTTTTGAACACATTAGTTGATTGGAAGAAAATACCAGCGGTTAGTGAGACACTTGTTCGCTCATGGGGGTTCGGATTAAGCGGATTGAACGAATCGCAGATCAGGAAAGGCATTAGGCTGGCGCGTGACCATAGCGGATTCTTCGACTTGGGCGCATTTCGCAAGCTATGTTTTACTAATGAGGTAAGCCACAAGCCATTTGTGAATGATACAGCCAGGCTTGATAAACCCAAAACCCTTGGCAATGCTCGATTCAGGGAGCTGTACAAGGTCACTCAGGCAATGAACGAAGAAGAACCCAACGGGCCTATCTATCAGGCTACAATCGGCGGTCATTTATTTGATAATTTTGTCAAAGGAAAGAAAGCAGATGATATAATCGCCTGGTGTCATAATAAATTCGGGAAAGCTAATGAGTAAAGATCAGTTCTGGTGTTTTGAATGCGGGACTACTAGAAATAAATTAGAATCTGTCTCAGAAATTAAAAACGATGTTGGGTTGTGCCGCTTTTGTAATGCTGATCTAGAGCAAGAATTGGGAAAAGGTAGTCGAGAAATTAAAAAGGTAAAAACCTACAGGCTAAGCGAATAACCTGTAGTTTTTATCAAGATACTCGCTCTTTGCACAATTTAACTATCAACTGCCTATCTGTGGTGACTCCTAAGAGCTTTTTAACCTTATCCACCACCAATGCCTCATCTTGTTTTAAATTCGCTTGAAATGCCCTCTTATGCGCTCTGTGTGCGTTACTCATTAGAGCGCCTCGAAAAATGATAGAAAAACAAAACCAAACAAAACGGCGATTATTGCCGCGTGAGATAGCTCTATTGCTATCAGTCTAATAATTTTCATGATTTTCCCTAGTGGCTGTAATTTGTCTTTCGACCTAAAGATATAACCTTTAGGGCTATATCATCAGAAACGCCGTAGTATTCGGCAAACCTATCAATGGTAAGAAAATCATTCACCCAATGGATGAAACACAGTTCGGCTAATCTTTCATTGAATTGCGCTTCAATTACTCTCTGTGTGTTTATTGGTGTTAATTTCATTGCTCTATTCCCCTTAATGCTACTGATTGAAAAATGTTAAAACTGTCGAATAGCTGGGATTCAAGCACTGGAATCCCAGCATCAATGGCGGCATTAATTCTGCCTTGCACATAGTTATATCTATAAACATCATATTTATTAAACTTTTGGCCCGTATAGGTCGCATAATCTACTTCTAATAACTCTCTTTTCTTTTCCATGATATTTTCCTTAAAAGTCTTGAATTATGAAAGAATCGTCATCTATCGGTATTACAATTGTGTGATCGCTAATAGTTTCTAGCGAATTGTATTCTGAGCCGTAATTATCTTGGAACTCAGATAAAGATTCATATTCTGTAAATTCGCCGCATAGCGCGACAACATCTAATTCCGTCTCTGTTCCGCAGTCCTCATCGAGCTGCTCTATCCATTCATATAGCGCATGACGGCCTTGGTAGCTAAAATTGTCCTGTCTGCCCATGTCGCGGAAAGCGTCATCGAATTGGTATACGTTTATAGATTGCTTCATTTTATTCCCCTTATGCCCCGAAGGGGCTGGTTATGCTATGTCGTTGAATAGTTTTCGCACTTGTGTGATGCTTTTGAGTGGTAGAAGCTCAGGTGATGAGAAGCCAAGTATGTTCTTGCTATCTCCCTTATCTATCCAGCTCACCCCGTAGCCGGTTACTAGCCAGCCGGTGTTCTTCTTTCTTGCTACTGCCACTTGTCGGCAATCATCGAAAAGAGTAAGCGCGAAATTGCTTTCTGTAATTTTCATCTTGCTGTCTCCTTTGTGTTTTTAAGTAAGTAAGACCACCTTATTACGTCTAGATGTATTAGGCAAGATTAATAATAGATAATAATCATGGGAATAAACGATAGTTGATAGGGTTTAGGATGAAAAAAGCGATAAGGTGTGTTGATGAGGAAAAAGAGAGTATAATTAGCTAACTAACTGAATTAAGGCTATCTATCATGGCAGCGGCAAAAGGCAATAAGCTCGCAGTAGGCAATAAAGGTGGAAGACCTACTAAATACACTCCTGAAATAGTGGAAGAAGCCTTGGATTACCTGGAGACGTTTAACAGTAAATACAATCATGCCATCCCATCTATAATTGGTATGGCTAAAGTATTAAAGCTAGACGATACAACGCTTTACGATTGGGCGAAGAAAGAAGGAAACGAGTTTTCCCGCATATTACCAAGATGCAAGAAATTCCAAGAGTTTGAATTGATTAATGGTGGTCTTAGAAGTGATTTGAATAGCAACATAGTAAAGCTGGCATTAGGGAAGCACGGATACAGTGATAAACAAGAGAATAACGTTAATCTCAATGATTACACTAGTAAGAGTCCTGATGAGCTGGCCCGCATCATAGCTGAGAAGGAACAAGCCTACGCAAAGGCTAAAGAAGAGTGACACCAGCTGAGCAGATTGAATACATTAATTCCCTCGATGCAGGGATAGAGGCAGAGAACAATACTCGGCTCTTGCGAATGTACGATACTATGTATGCCTGGCAGCAAAGGTTCAATGCTGCAACCCAAGACAGTAGAGCCTGCCTATTGATGGCAGCTAACCAGGTAGGCAAATCTAGAACGGGCGTAATTATTGATGCTCATCACCTCACTGGAGACTACCCAAAGGATTGGGAGGGCTACCAGTTTGAGCGACCCCCTCTAATGTGGTTACTCGGCCACTCAGGCGAAAAGACCAGAGACTTACTCCAGAACAAGCTATTCGGCAGAATCAAAGACGGCAATTTTGATGGAGGGATAATTCCCGCTAATCGGATCATTGATTACAAAGCGATGACGGGAACTAGCGGAGCCTGTAGGGAAGTCAGAGTAAGGCATAAGAACGGTATAGCAGTCTGCCAATTCTGGAGTTACTCCCAAGGTCAGCACGCGCTAATGGGCGATGTTGTCGACTGGTATCACATCGATGAGGAACCTAAAGACCAGGCTATCTATCCACAGGTAATGACACGAACCCTAAACGGTGATGGCGGTCGTGGTGGTAGAGGTATCCTTACTCTGACTCCAGAGAACGGTAAGACTCAGTTAGTCGAAAGTTTTATGGATGATCCACAAGAGGGTCAGTATATGCAGACTGCTACCTGGGATGATGCGCCACACCTTAATGACACGACAAAAGAGCAGATACTAGCTGCCTATCCTCCCTATCAACGCGCCATGCGGTCGAGAGGTGTGCCTCTTATGGGTGCTGGCCTAATCTTTGAGCACAGCCAGGATGCTATTAGCTGCAAACCCTTTCAGATACCTAATCATTACTTTCTTATTAACGGCATGGATTTTGGTTGGGATCATCCCCAGGCCCATGTTCAGCTCGCCATTGATCCAGATACAGCGACTATATATGTGGTTAGGGCTTGGAAGAAATCAAAATGTCAGCCCTTTGAAGCTTGGGAGGCCGTTAAATATTGGGCCGAATTAGTCCCTACGGCATGGCCGCATGACGGTTTAATGCACGAAAAGGGAAGCGCCAAACAGCAAAAGGATTATTACGAGGAAGCTGGCTGGGTCATGATGGATGATCACGCGACATGGACTGATGGCGGCAATGGTGTTGAAGCGGGACTGATGGAGCTTAACAACTTAATGTCGAGCGGTAGATTTAAAGTCTTTGATAACTTGTTCGAAGTCTTTGAGGAGGTTCGAGATTACCACCGAAAGCAAACACCCAATGGACTTTCTCAGATTGTTAAGATTAAAGATGATCTTATTGATGCCATAAGATATGCCTATATGTCGGCTAGATTTGCAGAACAAAAGGGATTGCTTGATAATCCCGAAGATGAGTATGAAGAACCACGCCAAGCAACTAATTCAATGGGCTATTAAATAATGAGCATAAAAACCCTCGTATCTTACATCGGTGAAGCCAACATAGCTGACCAGGTTGACGATGACACGCTGGTAGCAATAGGCCAGCGAGTTGCACGACAGTATCAAGAAGACCTGTCCTCTATGGACTCTTGGCTTGAGTCTGTCAAAAACGGCGTAGAGCTAATGCGCCAGGAGTGGAATACAAAGTCTACACCGTGGGAGGGTGCATCTAATTACAAAGACCCGCTATTAACTCAGGCATCTATCCAGTTTGGTGATAAAGCTGTCCTTGAGATACTGCGCGGCAAAGACCTAATATCGTCCGAGATTGTAGGCAAAGACCCAGAAGGCCAGAAGAAAGCTAGGTCAGAGCGCGTGGTTGAGGCGATGAATTATCAGGTTAATCACGACATG